GATTTTCTGTTAATATTACAAATCTCCATCCCTTTTGTTGACAGATTCTTTTTGCAGACTCCCACTTAGCCTTATTTATTTGAAATGTTAGGCTTTCTTGCAAGAAAGACTTAGTTTTCTTTTTACCCTTTGGAGGTTCTGTTTGCTTCATGGGTTTTACCTCTATAACCAGTGTTTCAACTTCATTATTCTGGTTTCTAACCTCTGCTATGAAGTCTGGAAAATATCGGTGTATTTTGTTGTCTTTTGGTGATTTATATGGAATCGCTATCTCTTCACTACCCCAGCGAAGGACATTTTTGTTCCCATCCAACCATTTGCACACCTTTCTTTCCCACAGAGAACGGCAAATTATTTTTGTTGGATCACCTATATACTTTGAAGCATTTTCTGGTAAAAATCTAGTCTTATATGCCATACTAGTATGTAGAGGAATCAATAATGGAAATAAATTTTCCACCAGATGAATTAGATGTTCAAGTAACCTCAATGGGACAATCCGTTGGGAAACTTTCTGTACCTCTTAAGTTAAAACTGAGGGCTTTTCCTTATTCAAATCTACCCAAGGATAGGGCAACACCATCAGGTACTTTACTCACAATAACCTTACCAATGCCTGACGCTGTTGGATCTTCTACTAATTTGAATTATAATAATGACACCGCAAAAGAGGCTGGAAGTATAGCAAAACTTTTTACAGAAGCGGGCAATTTGACTACTAATTTATTCAATTTGCCAGGAAGAATTCTTTTTGATAAGTTTCAGTCTTATACAGGTGTTGATTCCGGTAGAAGAACTATGGACACCACTGAAATGGATTTTCTTTCAACATATAAAAGAAAATACTCATTTACTTGGGTTTTAACTGCTACTAAAGTGGAAGAATCTCAAACTATTGTTAACATAGGAAATTTAGCGTCAGCATATAGTTTACCTTCAGCCGTCCCGTCATCCACTAGGATGATTGCACCACCTCTCTGGAGCATAGATGTAGTTGCCGGTGGAATTTCTGATGGGGCCGGTGGATTTTCATCAAATGGTTCCTCCCAACTTAATAGAGATTTTCTTAGTAGCCCAAAGACATGTGTTTGCACTGATGTTACAGTCGATCGAGATTCTAGTGCAGTTTATACTACTTCGGCTGGAAGATATCCAATATCACTTTCTCTTTCAATGTCATTTACAGAAATTGATCCTATCCTTAAGGCTGACGGTTCTGACGCATTTGTATCCAGATCAGAACTCCGTGCTGGAATTAACCGAAGTAGAATTTAAAGATATACCATCATGACATACTTAAAATACCTACCAAAATTCAACTACAAATTCGGAACAAAAGATATTGAGGTAAGTGATATCTTTAGACGAGTTGCTTTCACTCAGGAAACAAGAGATTCTCCTAAGAACTGGAAGTCTTATGTCATGAATGGAACGGAGACATTCGACTCTCTTGCCAATAAAGAATATTCAGATCCAGATCAATATTGGCAAATTATGATGATGAATAATGTGGTGACCAGATCAGATGGACCTTTGAATTTTATAACAGTGGAAAAGGCTCAGAAAAAGTTTGAGAATGAATATTCCATAACTTTAGAATCTTATTTGACTGTTCAGCCAGATCCAGGCGACTTTCTCGTTTATATACTTTCTGATGGCACCGTCACTGCACAATGGGCGGTGATTGAAAGTTATGATCCAGTTCACAGATCTATACTTACCAAGACTCATAGTGGTTTATTTTCCACCACAAATTCAGGAATACTTTTTCATCTGAAGAGAGTTGGTTCATCAATGCAGTTTGTCCAACAAATAACCGCCAGTGCTGTTTCCAGATATGGGAATGCTCCAAAGTATTTTTATACGAATGATGGTAAGATATCTGCATATTATGTTCCTTCTACGAACACCTTTATAGATCCAGAAATAACAACTGTTAGTGGTACAAACTGTTTACTCGAACAGTACATAGATAATACATTACCAACTGGTTATAAGTATAGATCAGTTTCTCAAGATTATATGGACGGCGTGGTGGAAAAAAGAAACGTAAAGATTCCGAGACAATCAACTGTATTGGATGTTGAACGTGCCGTAGAAGAATTGCTCTTAAATGGTAACGCGGAAGATGTTGTCAACGTAGAAGGAGTTGTGTTCGTAGGTAACACGAATACTAATACTGTATAATGGCTGATGAATCATATTTTAAATCTCAAACAGAAATATTAAGTGTAGTTCTTAAGAAATTAAACGGCGGTTCCTCTTTTGATCTGATGTCGGAAGAAAAAGGAGTTCGTCCATTCCAAAGGTTGGTTCTCAGCGAAAGTCTATGGGAACCTTCAGTTTCTGGAACCATTTTTCTTATAGCAAAGAACTCTGAAGGTGAATTATTTAATATAAACGGATTCGAACTACTTGAAGTTACAATAAAGACACCTATAACAGCAGTTGACTTATTAAAATATGCAGCAGGTGGACCCCTTGGGTGGTTATTCAACAAATTAAATGACAGACAGACATTTAAGTTTCATATCACAAAGGTTACAGAAATATCAGATAGTGCTGCTTTAAGTATTGAGGGAGTCGGTGGTCCTTCTACTGTTTATGCACTTGATTTCCAACCATTTGAAGTACAATTTTTCGACAAGCAAAACCCACTTGAATCTGAAGAGTTTATTGGAAAGATTGCCGGTGAAGACGGTTTTGTTGATTATCTTGCTACAAAATTCTTCAACCCAGATTCATCGGATTACAGTTCTGCGTCTCAAGAGATGGACATAGAACCATCGTTCAATTCTATATGGTATAAATCGACTCAAGCAGCGTATCCATATGGAAAGCAAGCAAAGAGAATGGATCTAGGTCAATTGATGAACAATCTAGCGGAGAATGCTGTTTCTGCGGACAATCCCTCCGCTGCAAACTACCTTTTCTGGCAAGATCTTAATCAATGGCATTTTAGATCACTAGAAAGTCTCATAGTAAATCAAAGCGGGGAACGAGAATATGAAGTTAAGTTCGGTGATCCCGGAAAACAATCTATAGATTCTTTTACCTTTACCAAGAAACTAAATCAGAGAGAACTGATGATCTCTCAGGCTTATAAATCTTTTTATAATCATATATCTCCAATTTACTATGATCCATATTCTGATTATCTCTCAACAACAAGTAAATTGAATAAAACAACTGTCACATATGATTACACTAGAGATTATGAAAGATGGGCTCATATAGAAGAGTATCCTTTATTGCCAGATGTTTTGACGAATCCAGACTCTGACGGTGGTGAGATCAAAGATCAAATGTATGGGTATTTCAATTTGGGTGAGTTTAATGACCCTTCTCCCACCAAGTTAGATCATGCTCAATCGACAAACAAGAAGAACTCTATGAGTGCTTGGCAAACTATGTTCGATCAAACCGATCTGAGCATTGATACAATAAAGACTATTCGAAACGACATCTTCCTCCCTACACAAGAAGCAAGACTTCAGTATGCTCTCAGCAGAATGTTGAAAGAAAAGTGGAACGTATATAAGTATTCTATCTGTTGTGAAGATCAACCTGTTGTAGAGACGGAGGAAGTCGGACTTGGTATGATTGTTCATTATAATAAGTCCGAAGACTCTTACTATTGGGATTATAGGGTCGCTCCTATTGAACTATGGACTAATGATGCAACTGTAGAACAGGAAAGAATTCTAAATAGTACTTTCCCAGCATCACCTTTCTTAATTGCAGCGAAGGGAATGACAGGTGAAGGTGAGAATTATAAGCCAACAACAGTTCTTGCATACAACATAACAGAAATATTCAATGGACCGAAAGGTTCTGGCTACGGGGTAAGGAAATATGATTTCTCAGAAACATATTCTAGCGAATCTCATAAACCAGAAGAGCAATCGTGTGGCGTTAATGGTGAAACTGAAAACATAGCGAGGAACTTCAACGATCTTCCTTGTTTCTGTAATGATTCGAGTCCTTGCGATCAAGCAATTCCAGATCCCTGCTGCTATCCGTGTGGAGGTGCTCCGAGTTCAACCAATCAGGGTGATTTTGGTTTATGTCAATGGTGTCAGCCAGACTGGGTTGATCCTTCCAATCCATGTAATGTGCCTGGAGGTGAATGCGGTGACTATCCTTCGGGAGAACCTTCTGTTGCATATTGTAATGGAGCAAGTGTCGTAATTGACACGGTTTGCAACTTCTGCTGTGGGCTAGCATCTGGTCAGGTTGATGATTATCAGGCTATGCAACCATGTTGTGCTGGAAGTCCTGATGATGGAACTCTTACTTGTAGAACAATTAATGGAGAACTTGTGTATCCTCTTTGTAGTGAAATACAAGGTTCTCCTTCATATGATCCAGAGTTTTGTGGAGAAGACGCTGAATGGCTTTGTTGTCCATTACAAGAAGTTGGTACATGCTGTCCTACAGTAAAGTCCTATTATGATTATGGATATAGGAATTGTAGTCAATTGACAGAATTAGAATGTAACGGTATTAGTGGAGATTTCTTAGGGAATGGTAGTTGTGAAGAATGTCCAGAAATACCACCTGAAATAATTTCTGCTGGGTGCTGTGAGTGTGTCTGGGAAACTTATGGTTATTGTAACCAAAGATTTGTCGCAACTCCAACTGAAGACGGTGATTATGATTATAGTGGTCAGGAACAATTTGTTGCAAATTGTGAGAATGATGGTGGAACCGTTATATTCAACGAAAACAATGATCCTTTATTCGATCCTTGTTCGGAATGTACAGCAGAAGTTTCTTGCCCAGATCCAGAACCAGAAGAATGCTGTTTTGAAGGTTTCGGTGGATTAACTTTTGATTACTACAGACAATTTGACCGCTATAAGTATGACTCTGTTATCGGTGCAGCAGGAAGTCTTCCAAGCGTGACTGGTGGATCTACATTCGATTGTGTACGATTTGAACAAAACAATTCTGGTGGGTTTGAAATGCAGCCAGACGGATCTTTTGATCCTTTCAGTCCTCATCCAAATCTCAAGGGAACTATAGTCAGACTATATCGAATCGCTAAGAATAGTTTGGATTATATCGAACCAAATGAATATGACGAAAAGGAGTATATCTACTTCTTCGAAGCAGAGCAGCCAGTGAACCATCTATTCAGAGGAGAGCATATGGGTATTTCGTGTGGATTTGATAATCCAGAAGCAGGTGAACTTCCTGCAATCAAGTGTGGAATTAAGTTGCCACCAAGTGACGAACTACCACCACTAGATTCTGGAGGTTTCAATGCTTGATCCGCACCAATTACTAGAACTTACAAAGAATCACAAGGAGATTTGGGAGAAGAACGAAATACCAATAACTCAGGAAGAGAAAAGGTATTATAAATGCTCTAATCCAGATGGACCTGTTGATAATAGCACATGTCCTCCAAATGATCCCCACTGCAACTGCCCTTGCAAAGAATTGCAACCAAGAAATGCGTTTATATACAGCACCAGAGAACTATATGACCTCTCTGCATACTTGGAAGAATATAGTTATGGATTAGGATTATTGGTTACAGGTGGACCATCCTATCTATTTGATCTAATAAGGGCAGCATCAAATGAACTTTACGGGGATGTAAACAGCACTGATGAAGTTTTCGTTGTTCTTGATAATAATCTAGAAAAACTAGATCAGTTTCCTTCCTATCAGGAAGCACTAGAGTTTGTTCAGGGATTGGAACCAGCGGAAGAACCAACAGATCAGCAATTGGAAGATCTTCTCCAAGAATCAAAATTATGTGACGCGATTGAATCTAGTTTGGGGGAAGAATATCTTGGTTGTATATGGGATGATCCAGACAATCCAGCAAGTTGTAATTGCCCCTGTATAGGAAAAGAATATCCTAAATGGAAAGAATATACTTCCACATATTCTACCTTCTGGGACACCCCGAAAGATACTATTCTTCTGAGAAACGCTCAGATGACTCTCATCAATGCACAAAAAGCGCAGATGACAATAGCGGGTGATTTTAGTCTAAAACCAGGCTCTATAATTAGGATAAAAATCAAAGAAATTGATTTAGAAGGAAATGAGAAGAACAAATCTGCTAGTGGCAAATGGTTAGTTGATTCAGTTTCTCACTTTATTGATCCACAGACTCATGTTATGCAAGTCACTCTCACAAGAGATTCTTCTTATGTGGATGTAGAAGATTATTCAGAAGTATAGAAATACTAAGATATATAAGGCATGGAAATAAAATCACGATATACGGATGTCAATGTTGATTTGTTAAAGAATAGGTATACCAAAGATGTCTCTATCGCAAGAGACATCAATGCCATTCAACAGTCAGTTCTGAATATAGTGCTTACATCTCCTGGCGAAAGAGCATTTCAACCTGATTTTGGTGTTGGAATCTATAACTTACTGTTCGAGAATGTTGGACCTAACTTAGCGTCTGATATAGCATTCAGAACTCAAAAGCAACTAGAAGTTTATGAGGATAGGGTTACTTTTGAAGAAATGACAATCAACACCAGCAATCCTTTCTTTCTTGATATAGAACTTAGATATACAATAAACACAATAACGGACGAACCGATATCTCAGGTAGTAAACTTACAAATCAAAAAGGTTAGGTAATGGCAAACCCGCAAATTCAAATCGGTAACTTAGAATTCGACGACATTAAAGAAAGTATCAAGACATACTTGAGATCTCAAGATGTCTTTAGTGATTATGACTTTGAAGGTTCTGCTCTTTCGACACTGATTGATATTCTTTCTTACAACACACTTTACTATGCTTTCTATTCAAACATGATCGCAAATGAGATGTTCTTCGATACTGCTCAGAAAGTATCAAGTCTCATCTCTCTTTCAAAGCCACTTGGATACACAGTTCCAGGCTCTAGATCTGCGAAGAGTCCAGTTTTAGTTCGAGCAGGTGGTGTAGGAAAGACTATTCCACGATACCACAAGTTCGTGGGACAAGATGAAGCGGGTGGATCCTACAACTTCTATACTTTCCAGCCATATGATACAGATGAAAACGGTGAAGTACTCATTGATGTTTATCAAGGCGGTAGGGTATTCAAGAATATTGCAGGTACACTGAATGCAGACAGGACAAAGATTTTTATCTCTGATGTTACAATCGACATTCGTTCACTTCTAGTAGAAGTAAAGACTCCATCTGATGATGACTTCGTGGAATGGGTTGCATCGACCAGCATTAATCAAAATGTTACGGAATCCTCTAGAATCTATTTCTTAGAAAGAACAGATGCAGGGTTCTTTGTTGTGTTTGGTGGTAACTACGTCAGTGACGTTGATCGTCAAGCAGGTGCTCAGATTCCAGAAGGATCAGAGGTAAGACTT